CTGCTGGCCTACCGGTTCGCCGGACGTCAACCAGTTCTCAATGCCGCCGACGCGCTCCCAGGTTTCGAATGCACTGGTGTCTGCAAGGCTAGGCATTTCCTTCAGCATGGCTTCGGTGTCAAGCGAAGACATGAGCTGGATCGCTTCTTTGAAATTTCCGGCATATCCTTCATTCAGTGCCTGGTTGAGTGTACTCATAGCCGTAGATAGCGCAGTAACTTTCCCGGCTGCTTCTTCGTTGGCTGTACCGAACTCCTCGGTCAACTCGACGTTTTTCTTATAATTTGCCTTATTGGCAGCGTCTTGGACCGCCTGGATGCCGGCAGAGATACCCAAAGCACCGGCAACCATCGCAGTCGTTGCGCCGGCTGTGGTGGCCAGAGCTTCGCCAGCCTTGTCTATTACTTTCTTGTAAACCGGAGAGCCGTTGGATTTTGGCTGCACCGGTGCGCTCGGCGTGCTTGGCGCAGCAGGAGTATCACCACCGCCGCCACCGGCGCCGTTAGCCCAATCACTAATAGTTTTCAGATTGCCAAGCGTTTTAAAGTTGTTAATCAGTTGCAGGATCTTGAGAGCTGTTTTTGCAGCTTCAATAGCCCCAATGGCTCCGGCAACACCTTCCAGTGTTTTGACGATGACATCGCCATTATTGCCAGCCCACTCGAGCGCGCTGGTCAATGCACTGATAGCATCCTTAGCAGCATTAATCGCATTGGCGAACGTTTCACCATTAATCTTTTCCTTCAGAGATCCGACAATTCCGGAAATAGCATCATTCAGCGAAGCCATTGCTTCCTGGCCTTCGGCGGAATCCATGAATTCTTTGATTTTGCCAGTTGCTTCGCCCATGAGTTTGACCAGTTCGGTTAGACCAGGAGCAAGCTGTGCCCAGAAAGTCTCCTGCAGCGCCTGCCATTGCGCGTCCAGCTTTTCCTGCTCGTCGTTCAGAGCTCCGAGCGCGTCGACATTCTCCTGGGAGACGGTCGCGTTTTCGCTGAACCAATCCCAGGCCTCATTAAAACCTTCGCTGCCAGCCAGGATCAGCGGCATGAAATCACGCCAGTTATTGCCAAGAAGCTCGACAGCTGCCGCAGCACGTTCTTCCTTGTCGGTCATGTTGTGAAGAACATCGACCATATTCATCAGGATGTCTTTAGATGATAGAAACTCAGGATTTGCGGCTTCGTAATTGGCGCCCGCCTCACGAGTTGCGACGCCGAGTTCATTCCACCGCTTTTCCGCTTCCGTTACATAGACGATTTCGTTCTTAGCGTCTTCCGCGTGCTTGGCTATGCTTGCGCTTGTTTGCTCTTTCCACTCATTTGTTGATTTTTGTATCTGCGTCCACTCTTTGGCATAGGAATCAACAGGTGTATCGACGACTCGTGAGGTGTTTTTCAGCTTTTGGTATTCCTCGACGTCCATCTCATACTTGGATGCTTCCGTGGCAATATCGTCAGCCCATTTGCCCGCATCCGTACCCATGTCATAAACAGCCTTGGCGTACTGGGCTGCCTTTTTAATGCCTGCGATCATCTTCTGTTCGACATTGTCGAGAGAGTCGATGATGCCCTGGAGGGAGACATTGGCACCTAATTGCGCCAGAGCAGTCTGAAGCGTTCCAGCCGTACCCTCTGCAGCGGATGCCTTATCAATAAACTCCTGATTCTGGCCTGCTGCTGTTTCTGCCGAGTTGCCCTGGCTTTTAATCTGAGAAGCAGTATTTTTTGCAGCACTCTCAAGATTGTTGAGCTTGGTCTTAGCCTGGTTCAACGTCGTCTGCCACTGCTGATATTTGCGGTCATTTTTGTCAACACCATTGGCTGCCATATCCGCAAGCGCCTTTTCAGCAGCTGCAACAGCTTCTTTTTGGGCGGCAATCTCTTTCTGCAGGATCTCAGCTTTTTTGGTTAAATACTCCTGCGCGTCGCCGGTCTTCTTAAACTGAGACTCGGCCAATTTCAATTCGGAGTCAAGGACCTTGATGCTGTTGGCCGCCTCTTTCATGGCTGACCGGTATTGCTGCTCACCTTCCATGCTGAGCCTGGTTTTGATCTCATGCTTTGCCATTGTTAGTCCTCACCTCCGTTATTTCCGAATTTACGCTTTATTCCATGTTGCTGGTCGTCATAGTCTCGCCTGGTGATATAGCAGTCACAGATCAGCCCGGGAGCCATGTGCTGCATCTCTGTGTAGCTGATGCCGGCGATCAGGCCGTATGCCAGGATTGTCCGGTACAGCAGACCGGTTTTTTTGCCCTCTGCACGGTCCAGCTCTTCCAGGGTGACATCCACGACTCTGCTGGCTTGGCCCTGGTTGTGATCCATGTGCATCCAGTCATCCAGAGTCATGAGCAGGTCCGCGCTCAGCTGGATGATTTGCTTGAGCCCGATCTGCTGGGCCACCTCGACCTCGGACATGGGTGCCGGTGTGTCTTCGATCCTAGCCGCGTGCCGGATCATGATGTCAGCCAGCAAAAAGATGGTTTTCACGTCGGTCTCCTGCAGCTTGTCGGTGACCTCCTGCAGAGATCCAAGCTTTTCCTCAGTTTCTTCAAGTGCAGATAGAGGAAAAGCGAGCGCCACATGACGCTCGCCTATTTCAGAGTAATGCTTTTTCATGCGGGATCACCCGCCGATCAGCCGCCCGAAGCGATACCGGCCTTGTTGTCAAGCCAGGCCTCTGCAGCTGCAGGAGTGTCGAAACTCTTGTAGCCCCAGAAATGGATCTTGCCATCGCTGGAGTTGTTGACACCCATGCCGGTGCCAGTCAAGCTCGGGGTCTTCCAATCGATGTTTTCCCCTTTTGTTTCTGTTTCGTCGCCATTCCGGCTCAGCTGGACCTTGTGGTACCAGATCGCCTTATAGCGAGTGACACCGTCGGAGCGCTCGACTTTCACGTAGCCGACACCGCAGTACGGTGCAGGGGTGTCGGTGAGTTCGTACTCGCCATTTTCTCCGGCTTCCATGCCGAGAGCATAGGCTTCGACCTCATCGCTGATGTTGGTGGTTGCGATGTCCAACTCGTAGCCCGTAACACCGTTATCGTTATCTACGACACGGTCATCGCCATACAGAGGGTTATCAGAGCGGTTGATCGTGACGTTACCACGCACAGCATGGCCCATGACCTTACCTGCGTTATAGGTGATAGCCTGATTGTCGGTTTCGGTTTTGATCGTCGCAACGACCAGATGCCGCATGCCAATAACTGCCATATCTTGTCATCCTTTCTTATGTGAGATTCCTTTGCCGGTGCCTTTACCTTGCTGATGTAGCGCGGAGACCGTGGGCACCTCACCGGTCTCGATAAATCTGCTCCAGATCTCTTCCATGGCCTTCGTGGCGGGAGCTTCGCCGGCGCGTTCAGCCTTGTCCACGAAATGGGAACCGGCCTTTTTGCTCCAGCCGTAGTGCAGCACGAATGCCTTTGTGGCATTGCGCTGTCCGCGATCGTCCTCGCCATGAGGGTAGATGTCGGTGTATTTTTCATCACCGCCCAGAATTCCGTCATAGCCGACGTTGTCATGCATGGATCCCGTTTTGATGTGTCCGGCATCCTCGATGGCATGCATCCAAGCGTCGGTCATCTCCTCCGCTCCGGACGTGAGCATGGCCGTCTGGACAGCCTGCCCTTTGTCTGCCATCTGGTTAAATGTCTGGATGATGTCATCCAGGCCGTCAGTTTTGAGCCGTGCCATCTAGCATCCCTCGCAATCGAAAATGTGATGGATCCATCCGGTTGTGGGCTCGTAATCCACCTGGTGAACAACAGCCACTCGCGGATCCGCGTCAAGCGCATTAAAAAAAGCGTCCGCAATCGGATCGCTTTCCCGCTTCGTGAATCTGTCCACCTGGAACATCCAGCCTTCATCGCTGTGCTGATCATCTGACATCAGGTTCAGCCGCTGATACTCAGCCCAGACCGAATAATCTCGATCCTGGTTGGTGCTCTGGTAGTGCTCGATCGTCGGATCGACAGCCACGAGCAGGTCCCTGATCTCTGTCAGTGTCATGGTCTGATCACCTCCAGGCTCAGGTCCGTGATCAGCTCCGCGCTCTCCTCGTCCCAGCCATGGTATGCCCTGGTCACCTCGTAGACGGTCAGCCCGCTGAGATCAGCATCGGCTGCCACATCTGCCAAGACGACCGTGTCATGGTTATTAATGGTCTGGCACTGGAGGATCCTGATCCGCTTGTCCACGTGGATCTCCTCACGGTTTTGTGTCGGGTACACTGGAGCAGTTTCGAAAGACAGCTCGCCATACCATCCTTTGTGCAGGACGGTAAAGGAAAAGCCCGGCATATATCCGGGCTCATGTGTTGGGGTTTTGTGGAGGACGGTGCAGATGCCTCTATCCAGCTGCATCAGGCATCGCCTCGCTCTCTGAGCCAGCGCTCTCTGCGTTTGAGCCGCAGCCAGTCAGGCATGCCGCCGGGTTTATCCCTGTTCTGGTATTGCCAGACGGTATAGTCCACGAGGAGCATCAGGTCATCGGGAGCATCTGCTGAGAGATGGATCCCGATGGCCTCGAGCTCTTTTTCGGCAGCCGTTACCCTGGCCGTCAGGTACTCATCGAGGGACGTGTCGCTGGCCAGCCTATTCAGCCGGGATTTGACCAGGCTCAAAACTGCATTTGTATCCATGTGTTA